GCAATCAAGGATGCAGCTCTTACCCTTGCTGGTAAGAACATCCCTCGCTTAGGTGAGACATACGTACAGTTCGTACACCCAAAGCAGTCTCGTGACCTTCGCTCTAACCCAGAGTTCATTGAAGTCACAAAGTACGCTGCTCCAGGTAACTTCATGCTCGGTGAAATTGGTCGTCTATACGACGTAGTATTCATTGAAACAACACAGGTTAAGAAGCTTGCTATTAACGCAAGCTACACAACTTCTGATTTGGTTGGCGCTCCAGCAGACCAGGTTTCTGTCCCAGTACTTCCTAACACAGGTCGTGGTCAAGGCGGAAATCCAGAAAACCCAGCAGAAGCAACAGGTTACTTCACAAGCGCAACAGGTAATGCTGCTGAAGTTTATGAATCAATCATGATTGGTGACAATGCATTTGGTCACGCAATCTCTCTCCCAGTTGAACTACGTGACGGTGGCGTTCTTGACTTCGGTCGTGAGCACGCTCTTGCATGGTATGCAATTTGGGGACTCGGTGTTATCACCGATCAAGCAATCGTCAAGGTTTACACAAACTAAGACAACGGGTGTCTGTGGGCCCTACTCCTTCCTGGGCCCACAGCCATCAACAACAAACTAACATAGGAGAAATACACCGTGGCAAACACACCAACTAGTCCATTAGACGCAACCGGACGCGCTGCCGAACAAGCAGCAAAGAAAAACGCAAAAGCTATCAAAGATCGTAAAGATGAAATCTCAATTGCAGCACAAGTTGAGGCTGAAAGTTTAGAAAATAACATTTTTGATCCAAAGAAACCAGATACACCACTTGTCTTAGATGAGATTGAGAACGTTGGAGTAACGACTGCAAATGACACAGTCATTATCCGCACCATCACAGACATTGAAGAAATGACTTACGGAGTTGGAAATCATTACACCTTTAAAGCAGGTGTTAAATACCGAGTTTCACGTGGTCTAGCAAATTACTTAGAACAACTTGGTTACATTTGGCGGCCTAACTAAGCCGTCAGCACGTGTCTAACTCCAACTGGTTCCCGCCCTCCTCCCAGTTGGGGTTGGACCTTTTTTATTTGCTTATCTTTGAGATGATTGTTCTATATAGTTTTTGGAGGTTACGTGGCAACGCTATCAAGTCTCGCAGATCGTTTACGGTCTGAACTTGGAGATATGAGCAAATCGTTTGTGTATCAAACGGTTGCTGATGGGGTTACTAACCGCTACTTAATACCGTACTCTCCATTAGATGGTTTAAATTTAGTTGTAACTGTTGGTGCAGCAGATGTCTCCAATGCTGTAGAGGTAGAGGAAACTACTGGCTACCTGACGTTTGATACATTGCCAACAGCTGGTGCACCTATCATAGTTGCTGGAACTTACTACCGTTATTTTACAAACGCAGAAATTTGCCAGTATATTGATACTGCATTTGGTCAACATGTTTCTAACCATGCAGATGGGTATGGTCGTGGTTACACACTATCTACACTACCTGGAGTTGAAGAATACCCAGTTGTAGTTTATGCCTCTACTCTTGCTCTCTACACTTTAGCAACAGATGCTTCGTTTGACATTGATATTACTGCCCCTGATGGAGTTCAGATTCCTCGTTCTGAACGGTATCGTCAATTGATGCAAATGATTCAGAGCCGCAAAGATCAATACAGAGAACTATGTTCTCAACTTGGTATTGGTCTGTACAAAATTGACGTCTTTACTCTGCGTCGTACATCAAAAACAACAGATAGATATGTACCTATTTATTTGCCACAAGAAGTTGATGATCGTTCTATGCCTCAACGTGCCATCATACCTATCCCAAGTTATGGAAGCGCTATTGCACCATCTGATGTTCCTACCTATGACTTAATGATGTACCAAGGAGATTCATTTCAAGTTGAACTTGACTTTCCATTTGATATATCTGGTTATACATTTACTTCTCAAATTCGTGTTCAACCATCAAGTCCTACGTTAGTATCCACGTTTACAATTACTCCAGTTGAAGGAAATAATCAAAAACTTACGCTGTCTCTTACTAACGCACAAACCACGGATATTCCAGAACGTTGTTTTTGGGACATACAAGCTACAACAGATGCCGATCCAACGTATCAAAAAACATACATGCGTGGAACAGTCACGTGTACTCGTGAGGTGACAATGTGACGCACAGAAATAACTGTACCTGCTCATCTTGTGCGCCAATTGTTGTTCAAGCAACTAACCCAACTGTTATAAATGTAACCGTCCCTACCGGAGCGCAAAGTACACAATCAACGGTAATTGTTCGCCCAGGTCAAGGCGGAGCACATGGAGTACAAGGTATTCAAGGGTTACAAGGAATACAAGGTGTACAAGGACTTACTCCACCAATTGCTTACACACATAACCAAGGAAGTCCTAGTAATAGTTGGATTATCTATCATAATCTTGATTACTATCCTAACGTTACAATCGTAGATTCTGGAGGTACAATCTGTGAAGGAGACTACGACTATCCTACTCGGAACATTGTTACCGCTACATTTTCTTCGCCTTTTTCAGGAAAAGCCTATTTATCTTAAGGAGATAACCAAGTGGCACGTAAGTTTTTAACCCCAATTGATTTAACTGGTCTTGAACTTCAGAACTTTAAGGTTCAAAATTTAGGTGTTAATCCAACCCCGTACGGTGCCGGTCACTCTTATTACAACACACTTGCAAAAGAGCTTCGCATTTATGACGGAACATCATGGCTTCCAGTCGGCGGTTCTATTGAGTACGGAACGTACGCGGATATCCCTGCTGCAGGCAACAACGGACGTGTCTACGCAACAACTGATACCAGGACTTTATACTTAGATTACAGTTCTGCTTGGATTCAAATCGGTCCGTCAGGAACTTCATCGTATGTAAACTCTGTAAATGGTACAGCAAACCAAATTGCAGTTGATCAAACCACAGGTGATGTAACTGTAAGTCTTCCTTCGTATATTGATATTCCTAACGGCGAAATACATATTCGTAAAACAGAGTATTGGAGAGGTGGTGACCAATACGGCATCATTGCTGCAAATCCAAGTAGCTCTGGAGAGTTTGCAGTTGTTGCAATTAACCAACTTGCTTTAGAAGCAAACAATGGTGATATTTACATTGAACCATCTACCACTCTTACTATATTTAATAACAACCTTACCATCAATGGTGACGGCGGCATTATCACCACTGACGTCAATTCACTTCACCTTACCGCAGACGACGGTACCGTAACAACAGACACTAGTGAATTTCATACACCCAAGGTAGAACTATGGAAAGATGGAGATACCTCTGGGTCTCGTTTAGGTATTATTGTTGCTCATCCATCTGATGGAAGCTTGTCTATTGCTGCAAGCAATCAACTTGTGTTGGAATCACACAGCGGAGATATTAACTTAGAGCCAAGCACTGATTACACTTGGTTTGGTGGCAACACTTACATCAGGGGTTCAAGCGGAATTCTTGGTACAGATGGCGGTCCTCTCACTCTTCAAGCAGACAACGGAGTAATAACTACTCTTAGCCAAGAAATCCACACTCGCAAAACTGAGTATTGGTATGGTGGAGATGCTGCAGGATACCAACGTGGCGTCATTGCTGCACTCTCTTCTGGAGAGTTCACTGTGGTTGCTACAACTGGAGACCTTGGTCTTGAATCAAACAGTGGCGATGTAGTACTTGCTGCTAACGGAAACGTTAAGATTGATGGTACCGACGGAATTACTCTCCGAGATTCTGGACAAACCGAATACCTAAATATTTACAAGTCTAGTACAGGAACAGCAAGACTTGTTGCTGCTGATGACCTTTCTCTTCGTGCAACTAACGACATCATTCTTTACCCAGGAAACGATGTTGGTGGTCACACAGGTAAAGCATATATCCACTGGGGTGATGATGCGGCTAACGCACACCCAGAACGTGAAATTGCCACTATCGGTACTTCACAGACCTTTAGCAATAAGACTCTAAACTCAGCAACTCTTGGAAATAACCTTAACGCTGGTGGCTACACCATTACAAACCTTGCAACTCCAACAAACCCAGATGATGCTGCAACTAAGGGCTACGTAGATGCAACTGCACAAGGGCTCTTTGTTCTTGGTTCAGTACGCATGGCATCAAGTACAAACCTGAACATTACTGGAAATAACTCAGGGTCAATTGGCGGAGTAGCTCCAGCAAATGGTGACCGAGTACTTGTTAAGTCACAGACAACTTTGACTGAAAACGGAATTTATATTTACAGTTCTGCGTCTCAAACTCTTATTCCTTCAACAAATGTTGTGGATGTAGACCTCAAAGAAGGTTCCTACGTCCTTGTAGAAGAAGGAACATACGCTGCTCAAGGTTGGATTGTTACAGCGTTTGCTGCTGGTGCTTCAACATGGACACAGTTCTCAGCCGCTGGTGAATACACAGCAGGTTATGGAATTGACATCAGTGATGGAGCAATCTCAGTCAAACTTGATTCAGATAGCCTCTCAAAGTCTGGTGATGGCCTTAAGTTAAACATCTTTGCTAATGGCGGTTTGGATAATGATGGTGGAGTTTATGTAAAGACAGCCAATGGTGTAAAAGTTGATACAAGCGGAAACGTTACGATTGATACCACGATTGTTGCTAGAAAGTATTCTGAAACGATTACTTACACCGGAACACCAACTATGCCGTTTACTATCACGCATAATTTAGGTACTAAAAATGTACAAGTTACCGTTTACGAAGTGGATACAGGAGAAGACGTTTTCGTAGACATTGCTCGTACAACAACCAATGCTATTACGGTAGACTTTGCTGTGCTTCCTGCTTCAGGAGCATACACCGTAGTAGTAATTGGGTAAACAACCTAACTAGGAGTACCGTTAATGTCCCGTAAGGTTTTGGTTCCGCTTGGGTTATTAGCCTTGCCTTCAGACCCCACGGGACATTTTATTGGTGAAACGTATTACAACACTGTAGACAATGTAATAAAAACTTTTAATGGAGTTGTTTGGGCTGAAGCTAATGGACCTCAAGGAACTACAGGCAGTCAAGGAATAACTGGATATACCGGTTCACAAGGTACAACTGGTACACAAGGTACTACTGGTACCCAAGGTACAACAGGTTCACAAGGTACTACTGGTACACAAGGTACTACTGGTACACAAGGTACAACAGGTTCGCAGGGAACAACAGGTAACACTGGCTCACAGGGAACAACAGGTAATACTGGCGCTCAGGGAATCCAAGGAACTATTGGAACCCAAGGAACCACAGGAAATACTGGTTCCCAAGGTACAACTGGTATCCAAGGTATCCAAGGATACACAGGCTCACAAGGTACAACAGGTGCACAAGGCACCACAGGTAACACTGGCTCACAGGGAACAACAGGCAGCCAAGGTACTACTGGTACGCAAGGAGCTATTGGCTCTCAAGGTACTACAGGTGCTCAAGGAACAACTGGAACTACTGGTGCTCAAGGTATTCAAGGTATTGTAGGTAGCCAAGGCACAACTGGCTCTACAGGTTCACAAGGAACAACTGGTTTTCAAGGTACTCAAGGAACCACTGGTTCTCAAGGAACTACTGGTACTCAGGGAACAACTGGAGCACAAGGTATCCAAGGAAACGCTGGAGACCATTACAGCACCTCTTCAACTACATCTTTTGCGCTT